ATTCAGCATGATCAAAGCCCACCGTTTTTCTTTCACTTGAACCCTCTTTAAATGGCTTTAAAATATCATTTAAAAGCCATTGCAGATTCAAAATAATTTCCTATCTTTATGCAATGTTAGGCTGCTATACCTGACACTTCATCCGGCTTCGTGTACAGCATCATGTCTGTATATTTAGCTTGATAGTTTACGCTTGCACTAAACTCCACTTTCCTGCATTCCTTGAATGGGCTGCCGACAAATGGGTTTCGGTCCATCCAGTCGCACAGTTCTAAAATGGAGGACTTGTTCGAAGTGAAGTACACGAACGAATGCCCTTTCAGAACGGTTAGTACATCCAGATAGTCAGCCAGACGCCAGAACATCTTGTAAGTACCCACCTCGGTGGAGAGGTACGGCGGATCAACCAGGAACACCACACCCGGAACATCTTTGTAACGTTTGAATACTTCCTTGTAGTCTTCGCTGGTTATAGTCAGTCCTTCCAGATAATCCTTTGCTTCGGGATAGTCTGTCTGCCGAATCCTATTGTAGATGGCTTCTTTCTTCATTCCTTCCAAACTGGTCACATATTTCATGGCGAACAACAAGGATGCGGAAACCGTGATATAATCCACGTAACCGTGCTCTTTTTCTTCCCTCTCAATACGGGCAAACATTTTATCGCGAACCTCCCCGGTTATACGTTTGTTTCTGGGTTCCCCTTCAGCTATCCGGCGCAAATCGGATAACAGCACATTAGTGGCCGGGATATTCGCAAGCCGCTGGCGGTAGTTGTCGAAGTCATTATACACAACGGTGGCATCAGGCCTGACACATTTGGTAATATGTGACAGCAGACCCGAGCCGCCAAACAGGTCCACAAACACGGTGCTGTCCGGGAACTGTCCCAGCACCGTGATAAATTCCCTCGCAAACATGCGTTTCTGCCCCATGAAAGGAAGCGGGGCGGACAAATACATCTTTCTCATTTCATTCTGCTTTAAAACGGCCGCAAAGGTCCCCAGAATAAACGAAAAACAGCGGGAAACATGAATAGTTCCCGCTGCAAGACATATACAGCAAACTACACGTTCAGCCCGAAGCGGACCGTCTCGTCACCGGCGATCAGCGCACGGGTGCCCGGGATATTATTCTCGTAGATATGTACATTGCCCAGGTAGAGGGTGATCGACTTCAAGGGAAGTTCTATCTGCCGCGCCATCAGGTACAGATGGTAAATATCGGAAGGTAGCCCGAGGTTTGCGTCACTGCTGCGCTGGTAGGCGGACAGAACCAGTTCACCACCATCCAGCTGGAACTGTACCAGACTCAAACAGGGCGCCTGGTTGCTCTCGGCACCGGTTTCGCCCAGGAAAAGCACGTAGTTCTTGCTGTTGCGCCTCTCCCGGTTAATTTTCGCTATCAACGGAGGCAGCTTCTCGAAATAGGTCGGGTAACTGTTCACCAGGATAGAGCCGCAATAGTCCCACCAGTTGATGCCAGCCTCCCGGTACTTCTCCACGTTGCGCTCACCCTGCATAAATAACTGCAACTCGCTGCGGAGCTTCTTGCGGGCGATATTATGCCCTTCGAATATGTCAAGCAGGTCCGCCGGTGTCAGCGAGAGCTGCTCGTTCAGAAGGTACTGTATGTTTCCCTTCTTGTTGGTCTGTGTCTTTCCCGTGGCAAGAATCTTGTCCAGGATACGATAATACTTATTCATAGCCTTTTCCTCCTAAAATTTGAAACTCCCTAAAGATAATTGGAAAAAGCCGCGTAAACCGCGTAAAACAATCTGTTCACACTGCAACAGGCTTGCAGTCACTCTGGAACCGTTTCACCAGGGCATAAACCTTGCGTTCGCTCACCGAATACTTCTCGGATAGTACGGCCACGACATACGAAACTTTCTCACCCTGATCCAACATGCGGGTATAGTCTGAATACAAATCAATATACCGGGCATCCTCAAGACGGATTCCGGATGCTTGAAGCCTTTTCAACAGTTCCCGGTTAAAGTTTAATATCTCAATCACTTTCATACAACAAAAAAATTATATCTTTGCATCGCCAATCATTTTTTAAACACATAAAAAGAGAGAACTCGTGATAGAGGGTATTTGCCCCCGGTCGCGCGAGTTCTCTCGTCGTGTGTTAAAAAAGTGATTGGCGTTACTATTTAACAGGCCGGGGGCTTTTTTCTTATCCTCCCCCGAAGGATTTATTCCACCCGGTAATCTTCCGGATCAAAAGCGTCTTTCTTTCTCCAGCCTTCGGCCAGTGTATCCTGGATATGCCTCATGGCTTTCGTGTAGAAGTCCGTCAGTTCTTCCAGATTCTCAAACGTCCGGTACCGGGACTCCTCATCCGTCCCGAATTTGAACGTCACGGGAAGCGTAGCACCGCCAGTCTGTACGGCCAAATCATACGCTGCCTTATAATTGAACTGGTTCTCACTTGACAGCCATACCGGCATGTCCTCATAGACAAACCCGGAAAGTATCTCCCGGTCGGTCTGGTCGTTGTACCAGCCCGTAATGACGGACTTTATAGTGTCCGGACCGGGTTTCCCGATGAAACCCTCCTCCATGTAGGAGGCGGAGCCGTCCTCCCTTTCCTGCACATCCCAGCGGATGCGCCATCTGTTGCGTGCCGGGCTCACGCACTCGATCAGTCTTATCCCGGATGTTCCTTCTACCCGTTTCATGTAAATATGTATTTAGTTCGACCCTTGCCGAAAGTTTCCGTCTTGATGGTGGTCTCGAACGGAAAGCCATCCGGCATATCCTTCACTTGCAAGAGGATGTTCTTCATCTCCTCGCTGTTGGTGAAGAACTTTTTCGGTTCGCCGTTCAGCTCAATAGCCACGATACAGCGGTCCTCGCCCTGTTCGGTCTTGATGCCCGTCTCAAAGTCCTTCACCACAATCGGTAAGTTTACCAGCTCCCGGATGCTTACCACCACCCCGGGAAAACGTTTCTTGCCGTCCTCCGGCTTGTAGGAAACGTTCAAGTCTTTAAATGATCTCATGTCTTTGCCTGTTAATTTTTTAAACAACGTATGACAGTCGGCGTGCTTGGCCATTCCATAGAATGACGCTACCAGTTCACGCCTTCTTCTTCTCGATTTTACCTCGTGCATTTTTCGGGCGAATTTCTGCTTGATGCGTTTACGGATACGGACATGCTCCGGACCATAAATCACATAACCGAGAAAATCTATGCCCTCTTCCACCGGGAACACGCGCTCGTCAGATTTTATCTGAAGCCCTATCCGTTCCATTTGTGAGTGGACAGCATCACGAATCATCCACAGTTCCGCTTTCGTTTTACCAAGTACAAGACCGTCATCACAATAACGATAGAAATGACGGACACTGTACTTATCCTTCAAATAATGGTCTAAAAAAATAGACAGGAGTAAATTACCGGTAGCCTGCGAGCTTCTAAGCCCGAAACTGATACCGCTGTCAAGCATCATTATAAAGGAATTGAGAATTCCAAGCAGTTTCTTGTCCTTGAAAACACGGGCAAAGCACCACATAGCAAAATCCTGACGTACATTGTCATAAAAATGGTGAATGTCAAACTTATAACCATACCCTGTCCCTTCCGGATCCGTTTCCATGTCACGACAGATGAACTTCATCAGGTCATGGGTGCCGCGTCCCTGGATAGATGCCGACGTTGTACGTATAAAGCGCCTGCGCAGGTGTTTGTCCACTACGGTCATGATGGCATGTACTCCGATACGGTCATACATCGTAAGAATCTGCAAATTCCTTGCCTTTCCATATTCCCAGATAGTCCGTTCACGATAACCGCTGACACGGAAAGAGCCGTCTGATATACGTTCTGCAAGTTCCTTTATAACTTCCTCCCTATGCGCAAGCAGGTAGCGTCCCTGGCGGCTTCGTTTACGTGACGTTCCGCGAAGGACCTGATTGAACGACTCCGACATGTTGGAGTAATCCGCTATCTCCTCGATAATATAACCTTCTCTGCGCATAACTGTTTTTCTTGGGGCCTTCAATCCCCCGGGCCCGGCTTCTTCGAACCGTTTCCGGCCTACCAAACCCTACCCGACACTTTATTTTTCAGTTTTCCGGCCCTTACGGACCGCTGTTACTGCGGCTTACCCCCCTCGGCACCACGGTGGGGACAAGTCCCCGGTGTTGTACGCCGATTAAAATTTCCTTTCGATTGTTGTTCAGACGAGAACCGATGTTCGTGTTCGTATTCGAGGAATCGTTGTTCGCATTCGACATCGAAACACCGCCATTCGGGTTCGCGTTGTTGTTGCCACGATAGACCACACGGCCTATGGGGAGGCGCCACCTTTCAAATGCAAAAGTACTATTTTCAAATTATTATTTAACAAACAGATACAAAACCTGACGTCAAAAAAATATTTTTCGACGGGCTGACGCCCGTAATGAACGGCGTTCCCCTGCTCGGGGAACACCGGACGTTTTGTCGCTTCGCTCCCGCTTTGACGCTTTACGCGGCCAATCATGCTACCTCGCTTAACGACTTGAACGCAGCGACGCTTGACGCCCTAACGAGCCGACCGCGGAAGGCCAGACGAGAACCGATGCTCGTGCTCGTACCCGA